CCTGTAGCTCCAGTGGCGCCCGAGACACCCACCACACCGCCCAGCAGCCCCCTTGAGGGTGACGAGTGGTTTGACGAGGACGCGGGCATCCTCTACACCTACGTAACCGACCCCAACACGAGCCAGTGGGTCGAGCTGGGCCCCAAAATTTACGGGCCCGTCGGTGCCACTGGCGCTATCGGCGTCAGCGGGGCCACAGGTGCGGTGGGCGTCTCAGGTGCAACAGGTGCGGCAGGCCCCACTGGTGCGACCGGAGTTGTCGGTGTTTCGGGCGCAACCGGCGCCACAGGCGTCATCGGGGTGTCGGGTGCCACTGGTGCTACCGGGGTGGTCGGCGTCTCCGGTGCCACCGGGGCCACGGGCGTTGTGGGCGTATCCGGTGCCACTGGGGCGACCGGCGTCATCGGTGTCAGCGGCGCCACCGGGGTAATCGGTGTCAGTGGGGCCACCGGAGCAACCGGCGTCATCGGCGTCTCGGGTGCGACTGGTGTTCAGGGTGTGGCCGCACCCAAAGCGCTCACCATCCTCAACCCTTCGAACGCTGAAGACATTGTTCTGTTCTTCACCACCAGTAGCCTGACAATCACGCAAATTCGCTCGACGGTCATGGGCTCAACGCCGTCGGTGACCTTCTCAATTCGTTACGGCACAGACATCAGCAGCGCAGGCACCGAGGTTGTCACCAGTGGCATCACCTGCACCAACACCACGACAGGCTTGAGTACCACCAGCTTCAACAACGCCACGGTGCCCGCAGACAACTTTGTCTGGCTAACCACTTCTGCCACGAGTGGCACGGTTAGCCAGCTCTCGGTGAGCTTGATCTTCTAATGGCCGTCGCACACAGCGCCACTTCCGAGAGCCATACCGGCACCACGGGTTCGACAAACCAGGCGTCGTTCTCGTGGACCCACACCCAAACCGGTACGCCCCAAGGTGTACTGGTGTTTGTGCATGGCATGAACAGCGCCACTGATCTAGTGACCTCGGTCACCTATGGCGGCACAGCCCTGACACGGGTGTCCGGTGGTGCGGCTGTGGACTCCGCTGGTGAGCCAGGTCGGACGGACCTGTTCTTCTTGGGCAGTGGCCTTGCCAGCGGCAACCAAACGATTGTCGTCAACCGCACCAACAACGCCAACATCATGTATGCCTCGGCGGCAACCGTTACCGCCGCCACAGACACCGAAGTCACCGGCATCATCCTGCTGCAGGGTGACGGCACAATGGCTGAGCAGAGCGTCGATGACGGCTCGCCTGGTGCCAACAGTGTTCGCTATGCCGCCGCTTTCAGCGGCCTTAACGCAGTGCCGACCGTTGGTGCCAACAGCACCTCGTTGCAGATATTCGACATCGGCAACCAAACCGCTCGCCTAGTGCGCGAAACCACTGCTGGCCAAGGCGCAAGACTGGTCGGCTTTACCACTGCCACAGATGACCGCGCTGCCGTGCATGTAGCGGTGCGCGAGCGCATCAAACGCCTTGTTTTGGTAACCTGAACCATGCCAGCCATCGACTTTCCAGCCGCACCAGCGGTCAACGACGAATACACCTTCGAGGGCCGCACCTGGCTGTGGAACGGCACCGGCTGGGAAGTCAAAGCGTTTATCGCCCCAGCAGGAGCTACCGGGCCAAGCGGCCCAACCGGAGCCACCGGACCTGCGGGAGCAACCGGCGCTGTTGGCGCAACAGGTGCCACTGGAGTCGCGGGTGACACAGGTGCAACGGGTGTTGCTGGCGTCAGCGGCGCCACAGGAGCCACAGGTGTAGTCGGCGTCTCGGGTGCCACAGGTGTTGTTGGCTCTACGGGCCCTGCCGGAGCAACAGGACCGACTGGAGTAACTGGTGCAACAGGAGTTGCAGGCGTTGACGGCGCCACAGGCGCCACCGGCCCTGTTGGTGTGACCGGTGCCACCGGCCCCGCTGGTCCAAACGCGCTGGCTGCTGGAACGGCAACCGGCCCAAGCCTGTACTTCACAGGCGACGACAACACCGGCCTTTATAGCCCCGGAGCCGATCAGGCGGCGCTCACCACGGGCGGCACTGAGCGCTTCCGTATTGCTTCCGACGGCGCCTGGGGACTAGCCGGCGCCAACTATGGAACCGCCGGCCAAGTTCTTACAAGCAACGGCACAGGGTCGGCACCGACGTGGCAAGCAGCCGGGTTCCCTGCCGGGACCGTCATGCTTTTCGTGCAAACAGCCGCGCCCACCGGCTGGACAAAAAGCACAACGCACAACAACAAAGCCCTGCGAATTGTTAGCGGCACCGCCAGCTCCGGCGGTACTACGGCATTTACAACGGTGTTTGCCAGCAGAACGCCGGCTGGCACGGTGGGTGCTACGACGTTGACGACGACACAAATACCATCGCACAGCCATCCACCGACCGGTAACAACTTTTTAACATATAACGCCACCGGCGGTACTGGCGCTCTAAACGCCGGAACCCAGCTTTACGGTCTGGCAACGGCGACCGGAAATACTGGTGGTGGAGGCTCGCACGATCACAGTTTTACGGGCACAGCAATGGACTTTGCCGTGCAATACGTTGACGCCATTATCGCCACGAAAAATTAATAATGAAAATTAAACCCGGAACTTTTTGCCCCCTCATCCAAGCCGACTGCAAAGGCTTGGAGTGCTCATGGTTCACCCAAGTCCGTGGCCACAATCCAAACACTGGCGAAGAGATCGACGAATGGGGCTGCGCCGTGACCTGGCTGCCCATGCTCATGATCGAAAACAGCCAGCAACAGCGCCAGACTGGTGCAGCCGTTGAGTCGTTTCGCAATGAAATGGTCAATGCTCAACATGCCAGTCAGCAAGTCTTGCTGGCCGCTGCCCAGCTAACCAATCCCACAGCGCTACTGGAGGCCAAGCCATGAGAGTCACCGTCATCCCCCAGGACCACTGGATCCGCCGCGACACCGAGGCAGCCAATCTTCCTGACTGGCCATTCGACGACGCCACCATCCACGCCATTCAGTGGTACGACACGGAGGGTGAAATCGAGTACAACAGCCGCCCCAAGTCCCCAAATGAGGCGTTTGCAGATACGGCTATTTTGGAGCCGTACCTGACAGCCCTCGATGCCCACCTCGCTCAACAGGCTGAGGTTGTTATCTCCAGCGAAACCAATGGCAGTCAAGAGTAAACCGGGCGCGCCCCGCCTGCATCTCGTCGGCATCTTTCACACTCAGCACACAGCGGCCTATAGCCACTGTGCGTTCACCGGCAAGGCCCTGCGGTTCCCCAAGATGATGCGGGCCCAGGGCTACACCGTCATCGAATACAGCAACGCCGGTTCGGAGTCTGAGGCTGACGAGCATGTGGTGATGCTCAGCGCCGCTGAGTTTGGGGCGCTGTACAACCGCAGCGAAACCGACTTCCACGGCAACGACGCCACGGTCGGCAGCGCCGGCCACCAGCTTTTTGAGCAGCGCCTGATCCCAGCCCTGCGCGAGCGCCTACAGCCGCAAGACATCATCTGCCACCCGTTCGGCCACGCGCACCAGCAGCTCATGGCCGAGTTCCCCGGCCACCAGCACGTCGAAACCGGCATCGGCTACCCCACCTTGATGCCGGACAGCTTCCGCATCTTTGAGTCCTATGCCTGGATGCACTACCACCAGGGCAAGGAAGGCCGCAACGGCAAGAACTACGAGTGGGTCGTCCCTAACTACTACGACCTTGACGATTGGGAACCCAGTTACGAACCAGGCCAATACCTCGCGTTTCTGGGGCGCATCACCCCGCTTAAAGGCATTGACACCATCAAGGCCATCGCCGACCACAGCCCGTGGCCCATCGTGCTGCACGGTCAAGGCGACCCCACACCTTGGGCCCACCCCAACATCGAGTACCGAGGTCCCATTGCGGGCAAAGCGCGTTCTGAGTTCCTCCGCAATGCGCGGGCGTTGCTGGCCCCGACGGTGTTCACCGAACCCTTCTGCGGCATGGCTGTGGAAGCGATGCTCTGCGGCACCCCGGTGGTCGCCGTGGACTACGGCGCCATGACTGAAACCGTGATTGAGGGCGTCAGTGGCTACCGCTGCCACACCCTGCAGGACTGGATCGACGGCATTGACGCCGTAGGCGATCTTGACCGCCGCACCATTGCCGACATTGCCCGCAGCAAGTGGTCGCTGGAAGCCTGCGGCCAGCGCTACGACAAAATCTTCCGCCAGATCAACGACCTCTACCGCCGGGGCTGGTACGAGGTGGACCGCATCAACTACTACGAGATTGAGTGCGAGGAGGGCCCCTTCGCCAAACGCCTCGCCGCCTGGATCGCAGACACGCTCCAGCCGCAGACGGCGTTGGACATCGGTTGCGGCCCCGGTATCTACGTTGATGCCATGCGCAAGCACGGCATCGCTGCTACCGGCATTGACACCGACGAGCGTGTACTAGGCAAGCCCCACCTCCGCCAAGAGAGCCTCTTCGACCTAAACGACACCGCTGAGGTCGCCATCTGCCTAGAGGTGGCCGAACACATCCCGGCGGAGCAAGCCGACGATGTAGCCGCCAGCGCCGCCAATGCCATTAAGCCGGGAGGCATGTTGATCTGGAGCGCCGCGCAACCAGGCCAAGGGGGCGTGGGCCACATCAACTGCCAGCCCAAGGACTACTGGGCCGAACGCCTGACCGCCTGCGGCCTCCAGCGCGAGGAGGACACCGAGGCCCAGCTCGTGGCCTATGCCAAGAGTGGCTACCACATGGGCTGGTTCACCAACAACGTGATGGTGTTTAAGCGAGAAAACGCAGAGACCTGTTGATCACAGGCAGGCTTCCCGCTTTCTCACGCCATCCTTCGCGCCTACGCTCAATTCCGCCGCTAATCTGATGTCATGACCAAGCGCGAACAGATTCTCGCCGCGATTCGTACCGCGCTGAACGGCACCGCCGGTGTCAGTAATCGGATCTATCGGTCTCGCGTGGAGCCGCTCGCCAGGCAAGAGTCTCCGGCAATCATCGTCGAGCCCATCAAGGATCGCTGCGAGCAGAACACCAGTCTGCCAAAGCTTGATTGGAGCTTGCTGGTCCGGGTGGCAGTTGTCATCCGCGCCAACGTGCCCGACCAGGCCGCCGATCCGGTTGTTGAATCACTTCACTCAAAACTGATGGCTGACCTGACCCTCGGGGGTCTGGCGATCGACATTCAGCCGTTTCAAGTAGAGTTCCAGACTGTAGAGGCTGATGTGCCCGCAGGCGTCGTGATGTGCGACTACCTCGTCAAGTACAGAACCTCTGTTGTGAACCTCGGAACCTGATGATGGCTATCACAATCGATGAATACCATGGTCAAGGAGGCTCCTACCTCCTCAACCCCAAAACCGGCAAGAGACAGCTCATCGAGCGGACTGAGCCGGTCGCAGCACCCCAACCTGAGGTAACCAGCGATGCCGCTCCTGACTCGCAAGCGCCTGATTCTGGCGAAGACTGAAGCCACTTACGCAACGGACTCGACGCCGGCTGGCACCGACGCGATCCTGGTGCGCAACCTCGACATCACTCCGATCGAGTCCGATCAGGTGTCCCGCGACCTGATCCGCCCCTACCTGGGCAACTCCGAGCAGCTGCTTGGCAACACCCGCGTCAGCATCACCTTCCAGGTGGAACTGGCCGGCTCCGGCACTGCTGGTACTGCACCCAAGTACAGCTCCCTGCTCAAGGCTTGCGGCATGGCCGAGACCGTGGTCGCCACCACCAGCGTGACCTACGCCCCGGTCAGCACCGCGTTCAGCTCCGCCACCATCTACTTCAACAACGATGGTGTGCTGCACAAGGCCACTGGCTGCCGCGGCACCTTCACGATGAACTGTGAGCTGGGCCAGATCCCGACCATCGATTTCACGATGACCGGCATCTACAACGC